ATTCAGACGCTTGAAGGCGACATGCACGTAAGCGCCGGAGACTGGATCATCACTGGCGTAAAGGGTGAGCGTTACCCGTGCAAGCCGGACATTTTTGCAGCTACCTACGACGCGGCCTAACAGCGTGGTGAGCGGCCGGCACGATTAACGACACAAAAGCGGGACGGGTTAGCCGGTCCGCTCGACCTAATTGTTAGGTGGCAACACGAGGATTGAAATGAAAAAGGGTGACTGGGTATTTGATGGGTGCGATGCGTTTGGGAAAGTGAAGAACAAGCCCTACGACAGTCGCGGAATCACTCACGTTGACATTACGATTTTCGACCGATCCGGGAACGAGCTTGGGCGAACCTCCCCGGCAATGGGTGGCCCTCAGACTTTTGAGCCAGCTTGCACTGCAAGCGAGTGGACTGTCATCAAAACGCCGGAGTTTCCGCTTTCGCGCTATGCAGATTTAAAAGACATTCTGCATGCCAAGTGTGGGGCCTAACAGTGAAATTAACGCGCCGCGCGACGGCGCACAAAAGGGCGGCCAAGGTTAGACGGTCGCGTTGAATGACTGGTTAGGCCCCACCACGAGAGGGCCATTACCCGGCAATAGGAGACTTTGCCATGAGTGAGATGCAGCCCCATCAGCAGCGAGTAGTTCACGAAAAAACAGACCTTGACACCCGCCGAGAAAAACTCGGTGAGTTCAAGAACACCGACCTCTTCGCCAGCCTTCCGTGGCAGGAGCAAGAGCGGTTGAATACTCAGGCGCATTTGATGTGCGCCCTGAGCGGGGTTCTTGGAGCGCGCATCGCTGCGTTTTGATTGTGAATCCCCACGCCGGCCTGATATCTGGCGTGGGGCATAACAGTGGAATTAACGCGCCGCACGACGGCACACAAAAGGGCGACTGAGGTTAGACGGTCGCGTTGAATGACTGGTTAGGCGGCCCCCACACGACGGAGAATTGACAAATGAACGACGAGCGGCGCGGGATAAGGCGTTTTATTGTTGAGCTAGAAAATGGTGTATGGCTTGCCCCATGGCGCGGCGATCCTGGTCGGACACTTGTCCGGGATACGGCGAGACGATTCAGGACAAAGGCGGCTGCACATAGGGCAATCGCTGCGGCGGCATCATTTCGCGGGTTCGATAATGCGTCAGTTCGTGACGGCTAACAGAGAGGTAAGCGGCCGCCCAGCCGATTGATTACTGAACACAAATAACGTCCCGGCGGTCCGCTTGACCGCCTAGTTCGGGGGCGGCACGACCACGCAGGTTTTGACTTTGGAGAACGGCATGCAAGACGCAATCGAGAGTGTGATAACAGGACTGTTTGACTTCGCTGAAAATGAGCTGCAGCGGCTGAGCCAGTCGCAGCTTGACGCAGAATACTGGCACTTCCGCTGGGACGAGACAGCCTCTCTTGAGGCAAACATTTACGACTTCCACGACATGCTTCAACTGTACGGCAGCTTTTGCCGGCGCTGGGAAGAAAAACACAACGGGTCGGTCTGCGTGGTTGAGCGAGTGCGCGACACGTACCTGATGCCCAAGATTCGGGAGTTTGCCCAGAAGCTGACCCCGCCGCCTAACAGGATGTAGACCCCACTTCCGCGCACTGCGCCAGCCATCAGCGTTGCTACAGAGCGCGCGTCTCCGCCGCCTCTGCCAGCGCCCGCGCGATCACGCCGGTCTGCGTCAGCGCGTAGCCCGATGCGAGCAGCGAGTCGAGTGCGGCGGCAGCTTCCACCCGCAGCACTCCGCGTGGCAGCAGTCGGGCGCCGGTGGCCAAGCGGCGCGCGATGGAGGCGTTGGTTCGCACTGTTGCGCTTTTCGGTGCGTTCATTCTGCGCTCGCTGATCAAGCGCTAAGCACAGACTGCCACTCTGCGGAAAGATTCGCTGCGCCGTATTTCCCGGCCAGCTTTTCAGCGCGGGCGCGCTGCTTCGCATTCCAGCGAACGGCCTGCGCGGCGCGCATTCGCGCATCATCCGCCGCTTCTTGTCGCGCGCGGTTTGCGTTAGCCGCGACAATGCGCGCGTCATCTGCTTTCTGTCGCGCGGCGGCTTCGGCGCGCTCGGCGGCCGCTGCTTTTGCCTCCTCAATTCCGGCGGCCCGAAACGACGCGCCATCCTCGTACCCTCTCGCATAGCTGTGCTCGGTGGATGCGGCGGGAACACCAGCCTCCCCGTCGTCCCGACCTGCGTTCTGGTTGCGCCGATCACGATCAAATCCTTCACGCATGGCGTCGATGGCCGCGTCGCGTTCTGGAGATACATGCCAACGTGTTTTGGCGAGCGCCTCGAGCCGCACCCGGTCGGTGATGCAGTTGTAGCCACCCGTTTTGCTGGGCACGACAACCTGTCCAAATCCAGCAACGCCGGAATCTGGAAACCAGCTCGCGAGGGTGCCGAAAAGCTTAATAACCCCGCGGCGCTTTGCCTCCATTTCTGCGTCCTGCGCGTCGGCAGGGATGCCGTGATCGTCGAGCAGATTGCTAGGCACTCTGACGTTCGTCGCGCTGTTGCCGCAGCGGACTCGATATTGGGTGTATGTGTTCACGTTGCTCTCCTAGTTGCCGGCCGTTGTGGCTGGCATTGATAGAGAATACAGCGTTAGCGCGCTAACGTCAACCCTTATTTGTCACAGCTTGTGCCGACTCTGTCGCCCTTGCCCGCCTTCTGGCCGTCTTGCAGCACAGACAAGCGCGCGGCGCGGCTCGTGTCAAGCATTGCTGGCGACATTTAACGCGGGCATTGCGTATTCAGGCGGCTGCAAGTGATTTTTGCGCGATCTGCGCAGACACGAGTGGAGGCCGCGTGTGATGTCCAGTGATCAGAAAATCGAACCCGGTGCGCTGCGCCAGCTGGCGGTAAAGGCCATCGTGCCGAAGCTTGAAGGCATGAGCGACGCAGCCCTTGCCGATCTGCGTGCGGCGGAGGAGTTGGACGGCAATCCGCGCGAGTCGCTGCTGCATGCGATCACTGCGGTGCAGACCGAACGCGCTGCGGCTGCGCCTGTTGTCGATGCGCCTGCATGGCTGACGCCTGACTACCTCGGGCCGCTAACGGCTGACCAAGGCCAAGCGCGTTTGCGCGTGCATGGTCACCACGTTACCAAGCCAGTTTCGGCACCGGTCGAGAAGTGAGCCAAGCGCACACCAAGTCGCTGCGGCTGCACTGCAAGGCGGCGTCTGCGCCGACTGCCGAGCAGCTTGTCAAGATCCGCGTGTACACGTTGCGCGATTTCACGGCCGATGAGCTGGTAGTCAGGGAATATCTGCTGGCGCACAACGGCATCGACCGCGATCAGGAGTGCTTTTCTCCCGCGCTGCTAGATGAATTCGCGCGCACGCTGCCTGGCAAGGGTGTGTTCATCCGCCACCCTGGTGGCTTGTCCGGCGACGGCGGGCCAGGCGAAGGCTTGGTCTACGCTGCCGTGACAGAACGCATGCCGCTCGACGCCGCGCGTATCCAGTTGCGCGAGGCGCGGCTCACGTTTCCACCCGATGCGGTTGAAGCGACGCTGCTCAAGGTGTCGGCGTACTACGTGCGCACACCGGACAACGAATCATTTTTGCGCAAGCTCGACGGCGGCATCGGCGGCGATGTGTCGATTGCCTTTCTCGCCAAGCGCAGCGACCGGCTGAAGGATTCCAGTGGCGTCGAGCTGAACGTGTGGCGCTGGGACGCGCCCGGCGAAGCGCTGGAAATGTCCCACGTGTGGCTGGGCGCACAGCCCGGCGCGCGCGTTGTCAAAACCACATCCCGAGACTCAAAGGAAAACACCATGGACCCGAACCAAAAGCAGATCGCCGACCTCACCGCAGAGCGCGATCAGCACAAGGCAGCGGCTGACGCCAACGCCAAGGCGGCGGCGTCCTACGGCGCGCTGGTCAAGCATCTGGGCGAAGACGCCACACTGTTGGACAACCCCGTTGCACTGCTCAAGGCCGTGACGGATGGCCGCGCGCATCGCACGTCGCTCATCAACGACATCGTCGCCGTCGAGCGGCAACTGGGCATCACTGGCGATACGCCGGAGGCAGTCACTGCGGCGAAGGCGCTGTATGCGGACTTCCCGACCGACAAGCTCGACGGCCTGCGCAAGGGCCTCGAATTGCGCTTGCCTGGCGCGCAGTCGCGCACCAACAACAGCGACCCGAACAAGGGCGCGCCCGGTATCGGCACCAAGTCCGCTGCCGACTCCCCGCTTTCCAACCCGATGCTGGCTCAGTAACTCAGTCACTCAACCGTTGCGGCCATAGGCCGAGGAGAATCCCATGGGATTGCAAATTCGTAGCCCGGCCGCTCAGATCAAGACGCTGAGCTTTGCCCATCCGTCTGCTGCTACAACCAAGAAATTGCCGTTTGTACTGAACGCAAAAACGTTCATCCCGCTCAACAGCGCAGCCAGCGCAGCCGCCAACGAGCACGTTTACGAGTGCGAGCTGAGCGGCGCGGAGAAGACCGCCGGTCAAGCGTGGGCGGTCGGCGAGACGCTCTACTTCGATCCTGCTACCGGCAAATTCACCAAGACCGCTGGCGCGCTGGTTGCGTGCGGCTACTGCGGCGAGGCGATGCTGTCTGGCGACACCACCACCGGGCTTGTAGTTTTCCGCGGCTTCTGAGCTTGCGCCAACCACTGACACCTGCGCCTTTTTTTAGGAGTACCCCATGCGCGTGATCACCAAATTCGCCCTGTTCGCGTCAGCTCTCGTCGCGGCCATGCCCGAGCAGGCGCAGCGCAAATCGCTGGCCGATGCGATCAACTTGGACCTGAGTCTGCCGCAGCTCTACATCGACATGATGGGCGAGCGCGCGGGGCAGGGGTTCGCCGGCATCAAGATGCTGAACGGCGCACGTGCCAACGTCATCCCAGACGCTAAAGCGATTTCCCAGCATCTGGCACGCAAGTGGGCCACCACGGGCGACAACCCGATTCTTGCGGATGTATCGCAGCGGGTCGAGAGTTTCTGGCACAGCAACATGCCCGAGATGGATCTGGGTTGGACCAATCTGTTCCAGCTGATCGACCTGCGCGGCAGCAATCAGGACAGCTTCGACATCACCGATACCAACGCCGGCATCGTGTGGACTCAGACCAAGCCAGGCGGCGTTACCAAGCCTCGCCGCGAGATCAGCGAAAGCACGACGCCGGTGCCGTATCTCACCTACAACGCCGGGCTCGGTCTGCTGGACGATTGGCTGCGCTTTCAGAAGTTCTGGCGCGTAGAGCAAGCAGTAGCTGAGTTCCGCGCCACCGCGTGGGACAAACAGGCCGAGTTGCATTACGGGCTGTTCACCGCGCTGAGCTCGGGCGTCAACCAGGCGTTCGCGACCAACGACACGACCACCTTCAACAACGCAGCGTCGGGCATCCTGCGCGCGGTGCGCACCAAGGGCTACGCCGCCGGGCAGTCTGCCCGGTTCTGGATCCTGTGCGCGCCGGAGCATCTGGGCCGAATCCTGCTGATGCTGGAGGCGACGCAGGGCAGCGGCATCGTCGCGAATCAGGCGGGCATGCAGCCGCTCGCATACAGCGTGGCTGGCGTGATCGCCAGCACCCATGTTCCGGCGGCATCGACCGGGTATTACCTGGTGTTGCCGGGCCGCAAGATTCAGCGCGGCGTGTGGACTGACCTCGCAATCGAAGGCCAGCGCGACATCTACACGCGGGCGCAGGACTGGGTCGGCACTCAGCAGTTCAACGCAATTATCGGTGACAGCGACCAAGTCAAGCGGGTGCTGTTCGCGTAGTAATCGGGCTCCTCGTCAGGGAGAGAAAGAGGGCCGGGTGGGCGGCAACGCTGCCCGGCCCTCGGACTTTAAAACATGGCAAAAGCGACAGTCGACAATCTGCGGGCGGAGGGCTGGCGTAAAGACCAGTTCGGGGGCGACTTTGCCCTCACGTCTGCGTTTGATGACTACCTGACTGCGCTGCTGGCTGAGGCCGGCAACTGGGCGGCGTACCGCATCGGTCAGCCGGTGTACGCCGCGCTGGTGATTGATTACCTGATTGACTGCGTGCGCCGGGCTGAGCTGGCCTATTGCGCCTATCGGCTGTGGACGCGCCGCGCCAGCTATTCCGACAGTCAGGCGGTAGGCGCGTTTCAGGATGGGCAATACCTTGAGCGCCGCGAATACCTCGCCCACTCGACGGCCGCGATGGCCGTGGCTGAGGCCGCGCTGGCGGAGGTGATGCGCGCGCTGGGCATTGATCCGGCCGAGCAGTTGGGTGTGCCGGCGTTCGCAATCGGACACATCGAGACCGGGCCATTCACATTGCATAGCGAGACCTCGATCAGTGTCTAGCCCCGGCCAACTCGCTGACGTCTACGCGCAGCGCGCGCAGCGCCTCACGGCCGCGTTGCGGCGTGGCATGAAACGCGCGCTGCTGCTGGTCGAAAAGGATGCCAGCAAGCGACTCAGCGGCAGTGGGTCAAGCACGCCTGGCGCGTATCCCATCCCTGTGCGCAGCGGCAATTTGCGCCGAGGGCTGGGCGTGCGGCGGCTTGGCGATACGTCCGGGCTCGTATTCAACCGCTCCAACTATGCACGGGCCGTGCACACCACCGGCTTCCATGCCTACGGCAATGAGCGCGCGCCGTTCTATGAGCCGCGGCCGTTCCTGAGTGACGCAATCGAGGCCGTCAATCCTACTGATGTGGTGCGGGCCGAGCTGGCCAAAGCCGTCCTCACATGAGCGCGCTTGCCTTCGCCGACGGCATGGCTGCGCTGCTTGGCACCGATGCCGCGTTGCAAGCCGCGCTGGTCACCCTGCTGGGCTACGCGGTGCCGCGCGTGCTGCGCAGCAATCAACCGTGGGAACAGATCCCGAGCGACCTGTATCCATGCTGGATTGTTGAGCACGGGCCGGGCGCGACCGGCAGCATCACCAACACCGGCGACGATGTGGATGGGCTCGTGATCGGACATCACCGCCAAGGGTTCAACTCGGAGCTTGATATCGCGCTGCTGTGGTCGCAGTGCGACCGCGAGCGCGCCGCCACGCAGCGCGGCACGCTGCCAGAGCTGCTGGCGCAGCTGCTGATGCGCAACCCGCAGCCGGGCGGTACCGGCATCGCTTTCTTGCAGAACTGGGTGCCCGATCAGGGCGTCAATCATCCGCGCCACGTGTTCGCCGCCACCGTGCGCGCGGAATACGCAATTTATCGGAGCTGATAATGGCCAAACGCCTGCTTACTAAGCCGCCCGGTCGGCATCCAGCAGACATCTGCGTAGATGTGATCTTTCCCGGCGCGCGCAATCCCGGCGTCGCTGCGTTCGGCACGATGAAGCCAGACACCATTTACCGCGTGCCACTCGACGAAGCCGTGCGCCTCACGTCCAAGGACCGCCCCTTGCATCACCGCTTTGACCTGGCCGCGCCTGCGGCCGCTGCCTCCCAGGAGTAAACGAAATGTCCGACGTCCGCGGCACTGCCGTTCAGATCCAAATTGTCCCCGAGACTGCATATAAGACCGCTGGTGCTGTCGGCGAACGCGCTCAGGTGGTCAGCTGTGGCGTGGTGCCCGTGCAGCCTCGCGTGCAGAGCGCCACGCTTGCCGGCGTGCGCGGACAGGCACGCAGCGTGACCGGCGCGAAAGCGCCGGCGGGCCCGATGAATGTGGAGATCGCACCAGAGGACATTGGCATCTACCTGAAGCACTTAATTGGAGCGCCAGCCACATCGGGTGCAAACCCGTATACGCACGCCTTCGCGCCGGTCGCATCGGGCACCGGCTCGCTGCCGATTGGATTCACCCTGCAGTACGACTACGGCACCGCGATCGATGCCGCCTCGCGCTACCTGCGAATCACCGGCTGCCGCGTGGGCTCGGGCACATTCACCTTCACGCCCAACGGTACGCAGACGCTGGCGCTTGACGTGCAAGCGGCTGACTTTGCGCAGAGCGCGACAAACCTCGACGCCTCGCCGGTGCTGCTGGGTCACACGAACTGGGAGAGCGTCAATCTGGCGGTTGTCGTCGGTGGCGGCACGCCGCTGAACATCTGTTTCAGTGCCTTGTCGCTGGCCATCAACAACGACCTTGACGGCGAGAAATACTGCATCGGCGCTGGCGGCACGCGCGATGGATTGCCCGAGGGATTCGTGATCGTGACCGGTCAGGCCACGATGTTCTTCGATCACGAGGATGTGATTGATCAGATCCTGAGCGGCACCGACACAGAGATGGCCATCACGCTGAGTCGTGGCAATGGACTGGGCAGCGCCGGAAACGAATCGCTGGTGATCGCCATCGGTGACTTGGTGTTCGACAAGACCGCGCCGCCGGTCGATGGCCCGCGGGGCTTGCGCTTGCAGGCCAACTTCACCGCGCACCGCGTCGGCACCGCTGAGATCGACCTCACAGCCACGCTCAAGAACGCAGTGGCAACCATTAGCTAACCCTCACTCACCCGGCCGGCAGTGCTGGCCGGGTGCCTGTTTCATCCCTGACGCAATGGAGCAATTCCCCCGATGTTTTCACGAGCTCACACTCGCCTCGTCTGGTGGCCAGTCGAGATCAAAGGCCACGACGCCGACGGCAAAGAGGTCGTCGAGCCCTTCCGCCTGCTGTTCCAACCGCTCACCCGCGCCGAGCTGCACGACCGGCGCAAGCAGATCGCCGAGCGCGCCAGCGCCGACAGCGCCCGCGTCGCCCGCGACATCACTGCGCGCTTCGCCAATGCCAAGGCCGACGACGGCGACCCGGCTGCGCAGACTGCGCGCCTGCAATCCATTGCTGAGGATGCACTCAAGGCCATGGTGGCCAGCATCGACAGCAGCTTTGCCGCGCAGGAGGGCGATGTGTTGCTGCTCACCGAGCGCACGCGCGACTGGCGCGGGGTGCGCGATGAGGGCACGGAAGTAGACGCGGAGTTCAGCCCGCATGCGTTGGCTGATCTGCTCGATTACGAGGACATTTACGCCGCCGTCGCCGAATCCTATGACGCCTGCTGCCGTGGCGCTGTGCGAAAAAACTCACCGCCTGGGCCCGCTGGCAAGCAGGGGCAGGTCCAGGCATAGGCGATGCCAAGCTATGGGCCTCCGGCGACATCACCTACTGCCGCGAGTGCCGCAAAGCCGGCGGCTGTGTGGCGGTGGGTGTGGAATGCCCGGAGCCGCGCCTACTGCCAGACGCTCAGCCCGGCGTGGCGGCTTTCCTTGCCTGCCACACGCAGTGGCAATACGCGGGCATGGGCGGACGCACGGGCCTGCGCTACGAGGGCTGCATCGCCCTGCTCGACAGCTATCTGCCGCGCTGGCAAGTCGACGATCCGCCGACCTGGGGCGCGCTCACCGTGGCTGATCTGATGGAACAAGTCCAAGTAATCGAGGGCGCGATGCTGACGGCAGATAACGAGATCGCCTCGGCGCGGAAGGCTGCCGCGTGACCACGCGCACCGACTATCTGCAGATCAAGCTGGAGACGCTCGGCGATGGCTCGGTAAAAGCCACGCTGGGCGAAACCTCGCGCGGATTGAAGGATGTCGACAAGAGCGCCCGCGATGCCTCGGGCGGCATGGGGTTGCTCAAAAATGCGGTGGGCGCGATTGGCCTGGCGCAAGTCGTCACCTATGCCATCCAGACGACGGCTGAATTCCAGCGTTTGACCGCCGTGGTTCGAACGCTGGAAGGCTCACAAGCCGCCGCCAACGTCAAGCTGAAAGAGCTGCAAGAGATCGCCTCGCGCACGCCTGCGCAGCTGCAAGAAATCGTCACTGCGTACACCACGCTCAAGGCGCGCGGTTTGGACCCCGGTCGCGAGTCGTTACTGGCTTATGCCAACGTGGCGGCGGCATCAGGCAAGAGCATCCAGCAGTTTGTCGAAGCGGTCGGTGATGCGGCCACCGGTGAGCTGGAGAGGCTGAAGGAGTTCGGCATTGTTGGCCGCGTTCAGGGCGAGCAGATCGCGCTGACGTTTCAAGGCACCACAACAGTCATCGAGAAAAGCGCAGGCGCGATCGAAGGCTATTTGCAAGACATCGGCCGCGTGCAGTTTGCTGGCGCGGCCGAAGAGCAGATGAAAACGCTGGGCGGCGCGATCAGCAATCTGGAAGACGCGCTGGCCAAGCTTACGGTGTCATTGGGCGAGGGGGGCGCGTCGGGCGGATTTACCAAGGCTGTTGCTGGCGCGGCGCAGTTGCTCGACATCCTCAACCAGATCACGAAGTCCAGCAACGACGCCAATTCAACGCTCGGCAAGCTCGATTTTGTCATCAACACCGGACCACTGGAGGTGGTCGCAGCGGCGGTGAGTCGATTGACGCAGTCCAATGCAGCCGAGGTTTCGAACATCGACCGCATCAAGGCCGCTTACAACGACGTCGCTGGTGCCATTGGTCGCGTGGTACAGGCCGGCGCAGCGCGCGTGGCCAGCTCAGACAAGCTGATCGAAAAGCTGCGCGCCGAAAATGACGTGCTGGGCCTGAGCAAGGCGCAGCTGCTGGAGCGCGCGAAAGCGGCGGCGCTGGATGCGGCGGCGACTGAGGATCAGCGCGAGACCATCGCCGCGCTGTTTGATGCGCAGATCGCGGCCGCGAAGGCGTCCGAAGTGCGCACCAAGGCAACCAAGGAAAGCACAAAGGCGAGCGACGACAACGCCAAGGCCGATGCGCGCCACGAGGCGGCGCTGCGCGACATCGCAGATGCCTATTCCGATCTGATGGAAAAGCTCGACCCCGCGCTGCGCTTGTCGCGAGAGCTCGCCGACGCTGAGCGGGTGCTAGGAGATGCATATCTTGCCGGGGTCATCACATTGCAGCAGTACGCGGCCGCTTACGAGAAGCTGCAACGGACGTTCGCTGAACGCTCTGCCGACGGCGACGACCTCGCCGCTGTAGCCGAGGAGCAAGTCAACGGCTACCTGCAAGCCTGGGAGCGCGGCGGCGAGGAGTTGACGCGATCCCTGCGCGACGCGCTGATCACTGGCGACTGGGAGGATGTGGGCTCGAATGTTGCAGAGACGATCCTGGGCGGCATGCTCGATACGTTTCTGTCCGAGAACGTCACCGGGCCGTTGCAGCAGGCGTTCAGTGGGATTTTTCAGAGTGCGCTGAACCGGCTTAGCGGCGGTGGTGGCGGCGGTGCAGGGCTCAGCAATAGCCCTACGTTCAGCGGCTCAAGCAGCGGCGGCGGAGGTGGCGGCAACAGCGGCAATGCTGGCACAGGGAATGGCTACAACGCAGGCGGCGTTGCCGGCGGGGCCCTTACGGGTTACGCAGTCGGCAGCACGACCGCCGGTGGCGGCGGCGGCGCACAGGCTGGCGGCGTCGTGGGCGGCATAATCGGCAGCTACTTTGGCCCCATCGGTGCCGTCATCGGTGCGTATTTGGGCGCGGCGATTGGCGGCTTGTTTGATGGCGACCCGCTGCTGCGCGTGCGCTCGGAAGAGTTCGACGGGCCGCGCCGCAGTGAAGGCCGGGCCACGTCGCGGCTTGGCGATATCTTCGTAAGAACCGAGAAGATCGAAAGCCCCACCAGCGCGGAAATCGCAGCGCGCATCGCCGCGCTGGATGACGCTCTGGCCAACCTGCTGACGCCGGAGCAAATTGCAGCAGTACGCGAGCGCCTTGATAGCGTGAACGCGACCTATCGCGACGGCGCAGCGACGCTTGAACAGGTCATCACGGACCGGCTTAACACGATCATTAGCGTGGCTGCGCCGCAGTTTTCACGATTCTTGGCCAGCATCGCAGACGTTGAAGAGCGGCTGCTGCAGTTTGAGGCGCTGGTGCAGTTAGGTGATCAAGTCGAGCGATTGGGCCGCACCATTGCCGAGGTCAGCGGCTCGCCGCTTGAGCGACTAATCAACGAGATGGCGCGGTTGGATAGCGCGATCTCGCAAACGGCCAGCGCACTGAGCATCGCCATTGCCAGCAACGACCCGGCTGCCATTCGTGATGCAGCAGCAGCCGCCGAGCAGGCTGTTCTGAACCGCCTGCGCGTCGAGATCGAGCTAGCCACGCAACTCGACAACGCACTGCAAAGCGCGGCCGCGTCGGCGCGCTCACTTGATCTGCAACTCGCGCAGCGCATCCAGTCCACCGGCGGCCGCATTGGGCTGGTCGCCGATGCCGCGCAGGGCTCGCTTGCCGGGTTGCGTGGACGCGTCAGCAGCACGGTTGACCCGGAGCGCGCACTGGCGTTCCTGAACGAATTCATCGCGACGGTAGATGCGTGGCTGTCGGCCGCCATCGGTGACGTGCAGACACTGGCCAATGCCGATGCCGCGCGCGTTCAAGAAGCGCTGGCTGGCGTGGCTGCGCAGCGCGATGCGATCAACTCGACGCTCGCCGATCTGGCCGCACAGCGGGCGACCATCAGCGCGGCGCTGTCTGAGCTGAACGCCGAGCGCAACGCCATCCTGTCGGCTGCGCAGCAACGCGCCACCGAAGCCGCGCAGCAGGCGCAGCAGGCGTACGAGGCACAGCGCGCGGCCGCCGAGGCACTGCGACAAGCGCAGATCGAAGGCTTGCAGGCGCAGCTGTCGATTGCACAGCAGTTCATTGCGGTGCTGAATCAGGCCGACGCCTTGCTGCGTGATCTGACGTTCGGCAGTGCCAACCCGCTGGGTGGCTTTGGGCGCCTTGAGCTGCTCAACAACGCCATCCGCGACGCTGAGGCAACTGTCGCTGGCTCGACCGGCGCTGACCAAGCCAACGCGGCCCAGCAGCTACTGACGTTGTTGCAGCAGCGGCTGGGCCTGGTGCAACAGGAGGGATTGTTTCAGCGACCCAGCCCTGAGTTTTTGCAGATTTACAACGACACGCTGCGGCGCATTGCCGAGGTGCGCGACACGGCGCAGCCCATCGCCGATCAAGCCCTTGCGCTGCAAGAGCAAATCGCCGCGCTGCAAGCGCAGACCAATGACGCCGTGCGCGGTCTGCAAGCCGCTGTGGTCCAGTACTCCGAGGCTGAGTTGTCACGACTGGGCGAGATCGACACCGCCGAGGCCAAGTTTCAGCTGGCTCTGCTGCGCATCGCGACGAGGGAGCAGGCGCTGCAAGAGGAGCTGGTCGCGCTGGCGTTTCTAGAAGCCGCGCTGCAAGACAAGCTGGTCAGCATCCAGCAGCGCGCGGATGCATCAATTCAAGCGCTGCTGGCGACGGCGCGCGAGCAATACGAGTGGGCGCGGGGTGAGCAGCAGCGGCTGAGCGATCTGCGGCAATCGCAGATTCTAGAGCAACTGAATGCGTTGACCGGCGGGCTGCCGGTGGATCAGTTCATTGCCGAACGCCAAGCCGAGGCGGTCGATCTGCTGACCAGCATCCGCGACGATCTGCGCGAATTTCTCACATCAATTGAGACAAGCACCGCACCAGGCGGCGCGACGCTCCCGCCTGGTGTGGGTGGTACGCCAGCACCGCCCGAGGGACCGCCGCGCCCACACGCAACAGGGGGGCTCGTGATCAACGTCGTAGCGCCCGCGGGCGCAGACGCCGCCGAGTTCGGCCGCCGCATTGCGAGCGTGATCATGCAGCAGGTGCCGCAGCTGGCGACCGCCATCAAGCGCGAGCTGCCCACTGCCTGATGACCTACCCCATCCGCCATACGCACGGGACCTTTGCGCGCTTCACGCTGGATGGCAACGACTACGCCATCAGCACTGACGATGGCGTGCGCGGCGGGCTTTTTCATACCGCCTGCATCGCTGACGACATCGCCCTCAGCGATAGCTGGCTGGACGATGTCGCGCGTGGCAGCGCACTGCAGTTGCGCGTTCTCGACCGCAATGACTTGGCGGGGCAGCAAGCCCACCAGCCCCTGTGCGAAGAGCCTGTCGGCGGAATGCTGGTCGATGTAGAAACCGTCACGGCTGTCACATACAGCGACGGCACCACGAGCGAGTTTGTGCGCCAGCAACAGTTGACATGCACAGGCCGCACGCGCACGCCCGGCGCGGTTGTGCTGACGCTTGCGGACATCGAAGACACCCGCCTAAACGCGCTTTGGCCGGTGCGTACCTACACCGTCGAGGATTGGCCAGAGCTACTCACCAGCGACGCTGGGCGCGCTGTGCCAAATATCGCCGGCCTGGCACTCAAGCTGTCCGGAGCACTGGTTGACGCTGCGCTTTTCCGCTACGCGCTAGCGGAGAATGCTGTCTGGGTGCTAACCGTGTATCGCGGTCGCGGCAGCGAAGTCGGGCGCGTTGTCGATCCATCTGAGTACACCGTCGGCAACTCCGCTGTGCCGTACGCGCACACCTACGTCGAGTTCGACGCTGAGCAACGAGATTTCGACGGCGGGCTATTCGCAATCACCGCGGATTGCGAGACGACCGGCAGCGGCGTAAACCCCGCGACCGAGATTGATCGACTGCTGACCGCTGGTGCCGCTGTCACTGTAGATGCGGCCTCGCTCGCTGTGGCGGTTGCGTTCGCGGCATCACACGGCATAGCGGTGGAGTGCGACCACGGCCGAGCTGGCCAGCGCACCATTCGTGCCATCGTCGAAGATCTGCTATGGGTGTGCCGCGCAACCATGGTGCGCAATGCGGCGGGAAACTACGCTTTGCTCGTCGACGACACCGGCAGCGCAGTCGCGTCGCTGGATGAAGATGCCGGTGATGCGGTCGAACTGCTCGATATCACCGAGATCGCCACACCGGCTCAGGTGGGCATCCGCTACCGACCGGGCCCGCGCGACACCGGTGAGTTGCAGCACACGCACATGCGGGCAGTCGCCGGCGGATCGTTGGCGGCCGAGAGGCCGCGCGAGCTGCGCTATGTGTGGAGCCATGTGGTGGCGGATCGCTGCGCGTACTACCGCGCTATTCGAGCCGCGCTGAACGTGCGCATTCGTGCGCGCGTCTATCAACGGACACTGGCTGTTGGCGACGTGATAAATATAGCGAGTAGCGCGTTCCGCCTGAGCGCAACTGACTTTCGCGTGCGTGACGTGCAAAGCATTTTGGGCGGTGTCGAGATTGAGGCCACGCTCTACCGCGCGGATCTCGTCAGCTACAGCGCGGGCACGCTGCCGACTGATGCCAATGACGACTATCAGCCGGACTACAGCCAGACGCCGCCGCTCGCGCCCAGCAGCTTCCGCATCACCGCCACCAGCACCGCGCTGCAGACCGACGGGACAGTGATTGCGCGCGTAACAGCGGATGCGATCCCGCCCACCGCCAACGGCAACTGGTCGCAGATCTGGATTGCTGCCATCCACAACACCACCGCCGAGATCACGATGGCGCAGGCGGCCAGCGTGGGCGGCGGGCGGTTTGGCCTGGTGTTGACGGGCTTGCGGCCGGGCGAGGTGTATCAGCTCAAGTGCTACGCCATTAACGCGTTCGGCATCAGCGGCGTGGTGCAGGGCACCTTCGACGCCACTGCCATCGGCGGTAGCGGCACCGCGACCACGTTCACCACGGGCGGCTACGCCACATTGCCCGCCAACGTGGGCAGCATTGCCGTGGCGCAGGGCAGCGCGCTGCTCTACAACGTGAGCTGGACAGCGGTCACCACCGCCAACCTGCGCGAGTACGTGCTCGAGCGCTCAGTGAGCGCGGGGGGCTGGGCGGAAGTGTGGCGCGGACAGGCTAGGAGTTACGTTGACCGCGACCTGAGCTACTCCAGCAGCTACGCCTACCGGGTCAAAGCGCGCGACACGTACGGCAATGTCTCGGCGGCGTGGACCACAAGCGGTGCCAGCACGCCAACCACAGGCACGATTGCGGGCGGGATCACGGGCAATGATATCGGCAACGACACGGTAGCGACCGGCAACCGCACCAACAAGAGCACGATCACCCAAGCCTATACAAACCCAGGCCCTGGCCTGATCAACACGTACACGATCAACCACGGGCTCAGCAAAGACCCTCTGCTGACAGTAGACCTGGGCGGCAAGGTCACGGCAATCGCGACGCTAAGCAACGTCAGCGGCAGCACTGCTGACGTGGTTGTGATGGGCGCATTCCAGTCTGCAGACACCACATCAGTCGCGCCCGCCAATCCGCACAGCCACTCGTTGTTTGGTTTCACCGAGGGCGGGACCATCAGCCTGAGGGTCTGGTAAAATGGCAACTCGCATTTTGATACTTAACAGTTCAGGACACGCACTGTGCGGCCTCGACGGACACCACGGTGAGTTGCACGCGGCGGATTGGGTGCAGATGCAAGTGGCTAGATATGCCGCGGCAGGCGAGGATGTGACCGTTGTGCAGTGGCACCCCGTCGCAGGCGGCGAAGCGGTGTTGACGGACTGCCTGGCGCAGCTGCATCGCCTGGCGATGGATACGCATACGCGGCCCGATGGACGCAGCGAACTGCTGGGCTTGGCATTGCGGCCCGAGCCTGCGGCGCGCGGCACTCCGCACGCCGTGGGCGGCAGCTGGCGGCTGTTGCACGCGCCGGCAGTGATCCACGGGCAGCGGCACCCGCTGCGCATCCCGCGATCGCGCCACAACCCCGAAGCGGGCGCACCCCGCACATCCGAAGAAGCCCGCACCGCGCGCCGTCTGCGCAGATCGCTTGGACGCCAGCCATGACTGCATTGCTCCATCACACCCCGTGGAATCCTACGGCCGCCGCAGCCACCACATCTGCCGCCGGATATCCCGCATCCAATGTGCTGATTCCCAGCGTCGGTCGGCCCTGGCGCAGCACAGCCACCAGCACCACGAACCTAGACATTGACCTGGGCGCTGCGCGCACGGCACCGATGCTATGCGTTCAAGGTCCTAATGCCGGCACGTGCATCGTGACCTACGGCACCGTGGCGTACACCAGCACCTCGGCTGGCACGCAGATGCTCACGTTAGACCGTCACGGCCGCCGCAAACATTCGCTGGCCCTGGCGGGCAGCGTGCGCTACATCCGCCTTGTGTTCGGCGCGACACTGCCCGATGCGGCCGCCGCGTACTTTGAGGTGGGCGCGGTGTACGTGATGAGCACAACGCTGGTCATGCCTGAGTCGCCCCTCATCGGCAGCGATGCCGCCGCCGTGTATCCGCAGACCCGCGTCGACCTGCCCAACGGCCAGCGCTTGCGCCTTGACCGCGGTGCGGCGCGCATGCGCCTGCCGCTGCGCTTCCGTGGCGCGCGCAGCACGGACCTCGACCAGCTCACCCGCATGGCGCGGCTGGGCGTGTGCTGGCTGGACATCGGCGACGCTTCGCAACGCGAGCTGCAGTGGCCGGTGCGGCACGACGAAGACACCGCCGCGCGTCTGTTCGCCAGGGCGACGCAAGATGAGTCGACGATTACGGTGCAAGAGGTGGCCTGACAAAGACAATCGTCCAGCACTGCACGCGACGTTTGACTGTGGCGGCGGGTATACCGGCAGCGATCCCAACACCGAGACTGCCCATGCGCTGCCTGACGCTGCTGATTGTCGTGCTGATTGCGTTGACGGGCTGCATTACCCCGCCCAAGCCTGACCCCAATTACGAGGCCTACGCCCGAATTCTGGATAAGCAGGCGGCGGATGAGCAGGCGCGGTATGCCAGCCTCGGCGCAGCGGCGGCAGCGTGTAAATCAGACGCGTGCGTTGAACGCGTATCGAGCAGTCTGGCTATCGTGATCGCGGCCAGTGGCGGCGGTGGCAGCCGCATCCAGCCGCAGCAGTTTCGCAAACAACATCATCCCGCGTGGGGCATCGTGGCCGCCGTCGCCCCGCAGCTGGTGCCAGGCTATGTATCCGTGCGCCAGAGCGACAACGCCACCGAGATCGCACTGGGCCAGTACGGATTCCTCGGCAGCGTGATCCGCGACGTGAGCCAATCGCCTGCGCTGCGGTCACCGAGCATCACCGTGGCGGGCGACTACGTGCCAGGCACGCAGCACATTGGCGACGCGGTCGCTGGCGACTACATCACCGGACACGTAGGTGACGCAGTCGGCCGCGACAATATCGCGGGCGATCAGCACGTCGGTGATGCCGTTGGCCGCGACGCCATTGGCCGAGATCAGCACATCGGCGACGCCATTGGCCGCGACAACATCGGCCGCGATCGCAACACCGACAGCAACATCGGCAACGACAACCGTCAGGACTCAGCCGGTCCGTTTGACAACGATATCGATAACGGCAACTGCAACCGGAGCACCGGCGTAGGCTGCCAAGGCGAGGGCTTGCCGATTACAGAGCCCGATCCGGTTGATCCGGGTGGCCCCATCGTCGGCCCGCCGCCGGGCGGCTGACGGGCTTCGCCCATGCCGCTGCCAGTTGGCTGGACACTAATTCCCGTTGTCGCGGCCTACGTCGGCCGCGACGGCAGTGTGCCCGTGGGGCAAGTAGCGTTCGACAGCGCGCAGATTGTGGTGGTCGATGGGGTTGTCGTGGTGCCGCGCCGCATTCTGGCGACACTGAATGCGACGGGCGCGATCAGCGCCGAATTGCCGAGCACCAATGACCCTGACATTTCGCCGGGCGGCTGGACCTATACCGTCCGCGAGCTGTTCGAAGGCGGCCGGCCGGCCTACGCGATTGAAGTGCCATTTAATGCCGTCAGCATCGACCTCGCGACCGCGATCCCCGTCACACCTGCCGACCAACTTCCGCCCTACACCGATGCGCCACACGATGGAACTCAGTACGGGCGGCAGGATGGTGGATGGGTGGTGTTTGTCTCAAGCGGATTGGCGCTGGGCGCGGGCCCTCCGGATGCACTGACGCAGGTCAACGCGGCGGGTAACACGCTGAGCCGCACCGGCTACACCATCGCTACACTGATCGCGCATGCCGTGGCGCGAGTCAATCACACCGGCACGCAGCTCGCCGCGACGATCAGCGATTTTGCGCTGGCGGTTGGCCTCTACATCACTGCGCACATCGCCGCGGTTGACCCGCACGGGGATCGTGCATTTTCGGTCCAGCGCGCAAACCACACCGGCACGCAGCTCGCCGCAACGATCAGCGATTTCAACGCCACAGTCGACGCACGGCTGGCGGCGGTCGACGCGATGTCGTTCAAGGGCGTGATCGACTGCTCGGCGAACCCGAACTATCCCGCCGCAGACGCCGGTCACACGTACGTGATCAGCGTTGACGGAAGGGTCGGCGGAGCCAGCGGCCCGAGCGTCAAGGCCGGCGACATGGCGCTGTGCCTGGTGGATGCCAGCGCG